TGAAAGGATCAATCTAATGAGTGAATACAGAAACAGAACAACAGGTGTCGTAAAGACCCAAGGGCAGTGGCGCAATGAGTTCGCCAACATGTCCCTACCACGGGTCTGGAAAGCAGCAACCCTAGACGCACTAGACCTAGACCCAGTGCTACGCAGCCCAGCGGCTACCGTAGGCGCGTACCAAACGTCAGTGCGTGATGGTGTTGTCCAAGATGCTAACGGCAACTGGGTGGAGAATTACGTTGCCCGTGACATGTTCCAAGACACTACAGAGGATGGCGTTACGACAACCAAGGCAGAGCATGAAGCGGCTTATCAGGCTGGCTTGGATGCTAAGGTTGCCGAAGGTCATCGCACCACACGCAACAAGCTATTATCTGACAGCGATTGGACGCAGATGAATGACAGTCCATTAAGCAATGAAGTTAAGACAGCTTGGGCAACCTATCGCCAAGAGTTGCGTGATATGTCAGACTTGGCATCATGGCCTAATATTGCCGATGATGATTGGCCTGTAGCACCATAGGAATAAGACATGGACAAACGTACTGTTTCATCAGCGCATGAGCGCATTGACACAATAGAAAAGCAGATCGTTGCTATGAAAACTGAAATGGATATTCAGTTTAAGGATTTGTTTAACCGTGTGAAAAGATTAGAGGCTATCATGATTGGCTCATCGGCAGCTATTATTATTATGCTGCTAAGATTGAGCCTGTCGGGCTAAACCAATGCCTGATCCCATTACCATAGGTGCTGCATTATCTGCGGCAAATGTGGCATTCAATGGGTTGAAGTCCATGATCTCTACTGGTCGTGAGATACAAGATTGTGCGGGGCAGCTTTCCAAGTGGGCCTCGGCAATGTCTGACATTACTTACTTAGAAAGCAAAGCAAAAGAGAAACCATCTCTATGGCAGACTATGCGCGGCTCTGTAGAAAGTGAAGCCTTGGAAGCCTTTACTGCAAAGAAGCAAGCAGATCACTTACGCTCTGAGTTAAAGTCGTATATTTCAGCTTATTGGGGGCCATCGCACTGGGAAGAATTAGTGCGTTTAGAGGGCCAGATACGCAAAGAACGCAAAGAACAGCTTTACCGTAAGCAAGAAGCAATAGATGCAATTATGAGTTGGATTGTTGGCAGCGTCATAGCTATTGTTGGTGCGGCAATTCTAGGCGGGGTCATCTTTTTGGTCGGGGCTGCGCAAGGGCGTTGGTAATGTGGATACTTGTGTGGCTTAGTTTCATTGACAATAAGTTTGAGTATTATCAGCTAGGTGCCTTTGGCACTGAGGCACATTGCAACAGAGCAAAGGCCAAGGCAGAGGTAATGGTTAAGAATGTCGGGCAAGCAGTCACATGTTTTGCAGTTGATAGAAATTAAGTCAGGTGTGTGGTGTGTATACAAAAATGGAAAAGTTGTTATAATCACCACGCATAAACGGATAGCGGAGCGTTTATATGCCAGCAACAGTGATAGATGAATACAAAGTATTCCCACGGCTGATGATGCTAGTGGTTACTATTTTAACTTACCAAAGCGTTCATTGGTATATGAGTTTGCCAAATCCAAGTCTTGAACAAAGCGGTCTGGTGTCGATTTGTATGGGCGCACTCACTGGCTGCTTTGCAGTCTGGATGAACAAAGAAGCTAAGACGGATCGCGGCGCATGATTGGTCAAATAGTATCAGCAATTGGTGGACTTGCTACATCATACATCGATGGCAAGACAGCCATTCAAAAAGCAAACGCAGAGATTAAACTCAAGCAAGCCACTGGCGAAATGGATTGGGAACAAGCCGCAATCGAGGCCAGCAAAGATAGCTGGAAAGATGAGCTGTGGACAATAGTTTTTGTTTTGATTTTGGTCGCCAACTTCATTCCTTCTATGCAAGAAACAATGGCACAGGGGTTTGCTAATCTGGAGACAACACCATTATGGGTTCAATGGGGAATGTATGCTTCCATAGCTGCATCATTTGGAATCCGCACTATGAGAGGACTAAAGAAATGAGTTTTAATTTAAGTAAACGCAGTCTTGGTAGGCTAGAAGGTGTACGTCCTGACATGGTTGAGGCTGTAAAGTTAGCTATTAAACTAACGCGTGTTGACTTTGGTGTGACTTGTGGATTGCGAACAGTTGAGGAACAGAAAAAGCTTGTAGCTACTGGTCGCTCTCAAACTATGAATAGTAAACATATTCCACAGTCAGATGAATATTCTCATGCCGTTGATTTAATGGCTTATGTAGATGGTGATGCTTGCTGGGAATTAAATGTTTATGACGAAGTATGTGATGCAATGGCAGCGGCTGCCAAAGAAACTGGCGCGTCGATTAAGTGGGGTGCAGCGTGGAGCGAGGGTGACATACGCGCGTATAAAGGCTCGGCTGAAGATGCTATGAATGCTTACATTGACCTTCGTCGTTCTGAGGGCAGACGTCCGTTTCTTGATGGCCCTCACTTTGAGTTGATGGCCTAAGTTTAGGTCGTATAGACTTAGATAATATACCAGTATCTTTGCAAAATAAATCGGCTGGCAATGCATCCGATAGCTCTTCACTGGCACGAATGACTTGCTGACACTTGGCACTACTATCGAGTAGTATATTGGATTCCATTGGATAGCCATTTAGCACATAAGCTATTGTAAATATAAAGTAAGTTTCCATTGCTCTCTCTCTTTTTTTTGATAGATTGTCGCAGTGGGCAGTGGCGTACAAGCCAGCAGCTATAGTCCGACCATTCACATAGCACTGCCCACACGATCACCCATCATTGTGTTGTGGAAGTTTCCACTTTTCTATTTCAGACATTACGACATTCTCTGTAATGCCAAGGATGTATGCTATGTCATCTATTCTTATTTGAATGAGGAGCATACGGTTAATTATCTTTGACATTTTTGATGCGCGGTAAGGCCACTTACGAGTGTCAGTGTTTTTGGGCAATGCCTTTGGTGTCACTGGCTCTTTGCTTCTTTTGATGCCACACGTTTTTTCTTTTATTAATTGCTTTTTGAATCCCTCTTGCTCTCGCTTCATTTGCCACATTGATGCAAGCTCTTGTTCACTTGGTGGTCTGCCGTACAGCTTTGTGAAGGATTCTGTAATATTTACCATGCGCCGTTCCTTTCAGAAAAAAAGGCCAGCCCGAAGGCTGGCAGTTTAGTGGGAAGCATTGAGGCTATACAGGCTACGACGAGCAGTGTAACTTCCCACGGAGAACATCTCTATTTAAAAGGGAATGTCATCATCTTTCAAGCTTTGTGATGCTGCCTTGCCTTGTGGCTCTGAAATATTGAATGACATGTATGGCTTGCCATCTTTCATTCTACGCCATCCCGCTACCCTACGATTAGGATGTGGGTCAGTCCACGGCTGCTGTTTGTCTTGCATGTTATACATGTTGCCAGTGTAATCAGGCGCACCTTCTTTGCCACCTTCTTGTTTAAACATTACACCAACTTTTTCGTAGACCTCCATGATCTCACGACCACCTTTGGTTTCACGACGAACAATTGCATAGCGTCCTTCTCTGCCCTCAACATTCATCTTGCCCTGCAAGATCATCTTCATGTCTTCGAAAGGTGGGAATGCCACGCCATCATTTGTATTGTCATATTCTGCCATGCTTCTGGCTCCTGTGTTAAAGTGTTTTTGTGCAGCTTCTAATCTACTGTGGTGACTTCTAGACTTGTCTTTTCTGTGACCACAAGACTTCCCCGCCTTGGCTGCACACTTGGGGCAGGGAATCTGTTGTACCATTTCTCTGGTAACTGTTACCAAGCATCGCCTCCGCTGCTCTGCGCTTGGCCTCTTGGGGGGCCGCTTGAGCGCGAGGCTGCATTGCCATCATCATCCTCTGCGGGAAGATTAAGTAAAGACATAATGCCATACCGACGAGCGTAGGTAATGGCACTGCCTAATCCCTGCATGTCATTCTTGCCGAGTACAAGTGGCACATGAGAAACCATTTCCCAAGTAGGATCATCCTCATGCATAAGAATAGTATCTACAAACGAGCCATGCTCATTGGTAAATACTTGTTGGCTAAGAAAGAAACCGTGATTAGCCAATGGCTGTGTCACTGCTTCGATGCAACCTTCGAGCGTTACATAACGACTGCGAAAGTGTGGGTTGGTGCCAGTCTTTGCAGGTGGCTGTATATCTTTACGCGCCTTGATTAACAGGCTTATTATGTTTTTAGACATTGTGTTCTCCTAGTTACGTTTGGTTATGCGCAAGGCTCCGCGCTTGTCACGCTTGATTGTTATGTAGTCGCAGTACACCTCACGCTCATTGTCTGCGACCATAGCTTTTAATTGCTTCTTGGCGTTTTCAAATGTTCTGTTGTGTTCGATACCATTAATGTAAGTAACGGCTGCGTCGACGAATTGGTTGTCGAGCGTTGCGTCACGAACCACCATGTCATCAACCTTGATTTGGTTAGTTGAGAGGTTCGGTGTGTCAATACCAATCGGCTCTTCATCGCGAACAACGTAACCCCAGAAGTCTGACACCACTGCCCACATTGAATTGAAATACTCTTTATCGTATGCGACATGTGCGCTTTCCCATTTACTATTACCAAAAATTACAGAGAGGTAGGCACCTTCACAGTTTGCCAAGTGGCAATACAACTGTATCTGTGGCATGTAACGCCCGATTTGTTCGTCCATGTTGGTAAAAGCATTGGTGTGTTTTGCTTCAACAATATT